GCAATTTCAAAAATTGAGGCTTTGCAGCTCCATAAGCTTAATGAAATCAGTACCGCAGTTGGGACACTATATGATAAACGTGCGCTTGCTAAAGGTGAAAGTACTGAAAATATACGCATATCTGTAAAACTCCCGAAAGAGGTTGAGAAGTATGCAGAATAGCTTGGATTTAGATTTGTCTATGATGTCCGAAAAACAAGAGCGTTTCTTCCTTGCACATAAGCGTTTCATTGCATATGGCGGTGCGCGCGGCGGCGGTAAATCGTGGGCAGTGCGGCATAAAGCTATAATGTTGGCATTACGGTATAACGGAATAAAAATACTGTTCCTGCGCCGTACATATAAGGATTTAGAGCGTAACCACGATAGAGAGTGAGTGCCAATGCTTAAAAATATAGCAAAATATCACGCACAGGATAAGTATTTTGAATTTCCTAACGGCAGTATTCTTGAAATGGGGTATTGTGCGGCGGAAAGTGACGCACAGCAGTATCAAGGTGTAGAATATGACGTTATATTTTTTGATGAGGCAACACAATTTACAGAACGACAGTTTGCTATGATATATCCTTCTGCGCGCGGTGCAAATGATTTTCCACATCGGATATATTTAACTTGTAACCCAGGAGGTGTTGGACACGAATGGGTAAAACGTCTATTTATAAGTAAACATTATATTAATGGAGAAAATTCTGACGAGTACGAATTTATCTTTGCTAATGTCTTTGACAATAAATCGCTTATGGAAAAAGACCCCGATTATGTCAATATGCTAAATTCGCTGCCCGATGGATTGCGTGAGGCTTGGCGTGACGGTAATTGGGATATGCTTGCAGGACGCTATTTTAACGAGTTTGACCGTTCTATACATATTATAGAGCCATTCAATATACCGAGGCATTGGAAAAGATATAGAGGAATTGACTACGGACTGGACTGTTTGGCTTGTGTGTGGGTAGCTATAGATGAATTAGGTAATTACTATATTTATCGTGAGTATGCAAAATCGGATATGATTATATCAGGTGGAGCAGAGGAAATAAATTCGTTGAGCAGTGATGAAAATGTCGAATATACGGTTGCACCGTCAGACATATGGGCACGGTCACAGGAAAGCGCAAAATGCAAGGCGGATTTGTTTCAGGAGGCAGGGCTGCCGCTTATCAAAGGGAATAATAATCGGGAATCGGGTTGGTTGGCATTAAAAGAGCTTATGAAAATATATGATACTGATAGAGGCAAGGAAAGTAAATTAAAGATATTTTCGAGCTGTGAAAAGCTCATAGAATGTCTGCCAGCATTACAGCGCGACCAGAAACACCCTACAGACTGTATGACTGAGCCGCACGAAATAACGCATTTACCTGACGCATTGAGATATTTTGCGTTGCAATATGTCAGTCCGTCAAGTGAATATAAAAAACCTAAAACAGAGTTGCAGAAATACCGTGACAGGGTATTGAACGGCAAGAAGAAAAGGAGGTGTTATTACTGATGAATATAAGGAAAGTCAAGAGAAAGTGCAGTGTAAGAGGCTGTAAAAATACAGACTGTTTTGCTGTTTCAAAAGTCAGAGAGGTGGGAAACAGTGTAATAATCTGTCCGAGCTGCTTAAAAGAGGGAGTAGAGGCGATAGACAATTATATTCCTGAATCTAAAAAGGAGCATAAAGAACCGCCGCCATTGTTTTATAACGGCATAGGCAGTCAAGGCAATAATTCCGAAATTCAGGAAGAACAAAAAAGTAATGTAGATACTTCAATTGAAAAAAATGCGCCTGAAATATTTGTTTGCCCTGATTGCGGTAAAGAATATAAAACTAAAGCAGCGTATAGCAAGCATATTATAATGCACGATAGTAAGGAGGACAAATAATGGCTTTAATAAATGTTTTATTATGTATTATTTTGATTCAGTTTGCTATTATTGTATTTCAGGTCGTGTTATACAGAGCAGAACGCAAAGACTTATATAACCGTATTATGTGCGGCAACCTTCAGGAATATATGAACACTATAGATAGAAAGCCGCTATCTTATATAAGCAAGCATAGAAAGGTTATTAATAAATGGCGCGGCAAAGGTGGTGGCATAGAATGAAAATAAGATATTCGCCGCCGCTACAAGGTGTTATTTCAAGTGTTGAGAATATGTTTTCAGGCGCAGAAACAAATAATGCTAACGAAAGAAAGGTTATTGATATTGATGATGAAGGACATCAGCTTTACAAAGAGGATATAATACAAAATTTACTTTCTGATTTGGACAAACGACGCACAGAACGCAGCGGCATTGAAAATCAGTGGAGAATGAACGCTAATTTTCTTATGGGTAATCAATATTGTGAATTTAATCCATATAACCGTGAAATTGAACAGTTAGAGCCTGTATATGATTGGCTTGAAAGAGAAACCTTTAACCAGATAGCGCCGCTGATTGATACAAGGATAGCGAATCTGAAAAAGATTAATTACCGAATGAAAGTAAAGCCGCGGACTAATGAACTTGAAGATTACGCAAAAGCCGAAACTTCAACAACCATATTACAGTATTTACAGACCTCATCAGATTTTGACACAAAGAAAAATACTGCAATACAATGGAATGAGATTTGTGGTAATTGTTTTTGGCTTAACTGGTGGGATAAAAACAAGGGAGAAAAATATGCTACCGAAACCGTTACTGAAATTAGTTCGGACGGCGTAGAAAGAAAATTCGAACAAGCTTTTTATCAAGGTGACCTTGAATACGGTCTTATTACTCCATACGAGGTATACCCTGAAAGTATTTTTAAGCAGACAGTAGAGGCGCAGCGGTCTGTTATTATTGAACAGGTTAAGACAGTTGATGAAATATACGATTTATATGGTATAAAAGTCAATGGAACAGAAGTTAATACTTTTGAATTGACGCCTGTAGTTTCAGGCGGAGGCTATGGATATGAAAACACGGCTATGACGCTTGGAACTCGCAGAATTGATAATGCAGGAAAAATTATAACGTATATGGAAAGACCGTCAAAACACCGTCCTCAGGGAAAAATGATTATTCTTGTCAATGATGAACATATCGTATATTATGGCGACCTCCCATACTCACGCATACCGCTTATACAAATGGTATGCAGAGAAGTGGCAGGGCAATTTTTTGGTAAGAGTGTTATAGAGGATTTAATTCCAAGGCAGCGAGCATATAACGGCTGCCTTAATCGTATTCACGAGTACATTAAGAGAATAGCTATACAAGGTCATTGGGTAGAAGAAGGGGCTGTTGATATAACCGAATTAGAGGAAGAAGGAGCCGCGCCAGGGGCGGTATTGGTATACAGAAAGGGGTCACAACCTCCAGTTCCTATACCTAACGGCAATTTACCAAGCGAAATAATGCAGGAACGTTATAACCTGAAATCAGATATGGAATATGTAGCAGGAGTTTCACAGCTTATGGTAAACGGCGCAACTCCGTCTGGTGTTACCTCGGGTGCGGCAATACAAAATCTTGTTGAGATTGACAACACGCGTCTTTCCTTAACAGGTGACCATATAAGAAACAGTATACGAAAGCTCGCCATAATGTGGCTGGAGCTTTATAAGAAATACGCCAATACGCGACGTATTCTTAATTATGTGGGAAAAAACAGTATAGGCAACGCAATTATATGGTCAAATGAGGATATAAACAGTTATGATGTTGAGTATTTGACAGAGAATGAATTGCTTATGTCGGAAGAGGCGCAAAAGCAGCGCTTTTTTGAGGCGTATAATATGGGGTTGTTTACAGATGGTAGCGGACAGATACCAGAACGCGTAAAGCAACGTGCAATTGAGTTTATGAAAATAGGTAATTACACTGAAATAATGAATTTAAATGCCTTGCAGATACAAGCCGCGCAGCGTGAAAATGTATTCTTTGAACAAGGTGTAGTACCGCAGGTATCGGAGTTTGACGACCACGAAATACATATTGATGAACATATGCGTTATATTCTGCAAATGGATTTTCAAATACTAAAAATGCGTAAGAAAGAATACGCAAAGGCACTGGAGGACCATATAAGACTGCATAAGCAGGCGGCAGAACAGGAAAAACAACAGAATATGGCGGCGGCAATGATGAATATGCAGTAGCAGAAAGGAGTTAATTATGGATTTTGAACAGGCAAAACAGGCTACACAGGATATGATAGATAATATTGATAATCCTGATACGGAAGAAAACAATGTTGATGAATCGCAGGAGTTACCTGTACAAGATGAGCAGGAACAGTCTGCTGAAAACAATGAGCAATCTCAAATTGATGAGGCGGCTAATATAGCGGAGGCAGCAGCACAGGCGGCGGCAAGCAGTAATCAGCAAAATAATGAGGCACAGCAGCAAATACAGCAGTTAATAGCCGAAAATGAACAGTTAAAGCGTGCAAATACGGAATTACAGGATACTATCACGCAGCAAAGCCAGACGCAGCAGGAAAGCATTATTGAGGAGGCAATGGAAATGCCTGCGCTTGATATGAACGCTCTTGCGTTTGAAGATGAAGAAACCGTAAGGCAGATACAGCAGGACTATGCTAATAAAATGCGTGATTATGTAATGAACGGCATAAAAAAAGAGATTGAACCTGCTGTCGAATATGCAAGGGCAGGAATGAGAGAAAGAGAACGTACAGACGTTATAAACGCATTAAAAGACGTACCAGAGCTTAACGGTATTGAAGGTATGGTACCACAGCTTGACGCTATTATTAAAGCGAATAAAGCTCTTTCGTCTGATGATGTGCCTATGGATGAGAAGTACATAACTGCTTATGCCATAGCAAGGGGCGTAAATTCAATAAATACTCCGCCTCCCGAACCGCCGTCAGACCCGACAGCGTACGAGCTTATGGAGTATTACAATAAAAACCCTGAATTTCAGCAGCTTATAGAAAAAAAGAGGCTGGAGGATATAAAGCAAAGTCAGCAGGTTCCGAATATGTCCGCAAGTAATGGCGCGGTCAATGCGGCACTTAATATACAGGAAAAACCAAAAACTTGGGAGGAAGCTTCCGAGAGAACGCGAGATTTGTTCAGAGAAAAAGATGAATAACAGGAGGATTTTATAATGGGACAGGAACAGAATTTAATAACATATGAAAAAGCACTGAAAGAAAATTATTTACCGGTGTGGAAAAACCAACTTAATATTGAGCCGTCGCCTCTTTTGGCAAAAATAAAAAAGCCTAAGTGCGTGGCGAATAAAATAACCGCATCAGCGCCTATCGGTCTTTCAGGCGGTTTCGGTTTTGGAGAGGAAGGCAGAGCAACACCTCAGGCAGGAAATGTTATGTTTGAACGTTTTACAACTGAGGCAAGGGATATGTATTCCAATGTTGAAATATCAGTTAAAGCGACAAAGCTTACAGGCACAAAAGGAGCTATGGCAAGCGCGTTGGATACAGAAGTACAGGGGTCGTATGCTACAGCAAAATGGAATGTAGGACGCGCGTTGTATGGAAACGGAACGGGCAAACTGACGAATGTTATCGCACAGACTGCAAAGTCAAGAATTGTTGAGGTTACGGACTGTAAGTATATAAAAGAAGGTCTGATTGTAGACTTTTATGCAGACGGCGCACAAACTGTTGATGATGTAAGTGTAACGGGCAGAATTATTGCTGTTTCAAGAGTAAAGAATAATAACGGATATTATGAGGTTATGTTGAGAGTTGAGCCTGATACAGCAATTCCAAAAGGATTTATGACGGTACAGCAGTCATACAACAGGGAAATTACAGGTTTGGGAGCTATTTTTGATGATTCAATTGATAAGGTTTACGGAATTTCCAAGACAGATAATCCGTTTATTAAGCCTATTACTTTTGACGCAAACGATAATATTGACGACGGAGTTATCACAGGCGCATTAAGAGAGGCAGAGGACATAAAGAACTCTAATGTTGATATGCTTTTGTGCGGTAATAAGGCATATGATGAATATGCGAATTATCTGCGTGTAAACAATATGAGAGTTGAGCATAATACACTTACTGGTGGTTTCCAGTCTATTAAATTTGCTTTTGGAAACAGAAATGTTGATATTGTGAATGAAAAATTTGTGCCTGATGATGAAATGTGGGGCGTTGATACAAAGTCGCTTGAATTTCATCAGACAGGTTGGGACTTCGCGCAGGAGCAGAGCGGCGGAATATTTAATCTGGTGGACGGTAAAAGTACATACAGAGCACTGCTTACAAATTACGGTGACTTGATTTGCTCAAATCCTGGCGGACTTGTACGAATTTATAATTGTATTTAATTAAGCTGCGGAGCGGATATATTCCGCTCCGCATTTAGTATATTGCCGACATTACGAAACCTGCTGAATTTTTTGAAATGGCGGTGAAATAATGAATATAAGAGAAATATATGAGAAGGTTAGTCTTAGAGTGCCGCTTGAACAACGACGTTTTTTTAATTACTTTAATGATACAATAGCAGAACTTGACGCGCTGTATCCAGAATATTTATGCGAACGTGGAAAACACTATATTCCTATGCACGACTTATCAGACGAGTATATTGTACGTCCGCTGTATGGAGCTGCTATTGTAGACAATATTTTATTTTTAAGCGGCTATGATAAAGACGGCACGTTTAAAAGTGAATTTATGCGTAAGGCAAAAGAGGCATATTTAAATTATTGGCGTGACGGCGCGCACCATAAGCATATAAAGAGAGCGAGGTGGTAGCTAATGTTCGATAGCGGAATAAGCGCGAGAGATTTAATTGAAAACATAAAAGGTGAGGTTGATGTAGCTCTGCCTATTCCAAACGCCTCATATGTTATGTGGCTTAACAGTCTGGAGTATATGTTGTACAGCTCCGTAATAAAGGAGCAAAAGAAGATAAGCTTGAATCATTATCAGGGTGATACAATAATCCTTTCAGAACTGCCTATATTGTCTAATGAAGCACAAATAAGATTTGACGATATATATATAAGTTCTATGAATACGCTATATAATAACGAAGCAAAATCAATAGAACAGTCTAAGGAAGTGTTAAATATAACAGGAAAGGTATTACCAGCAACACTGATATGATTATTAATACAGATAATAAGCCTGAACAGATTGAAATTATTTATTTCATAAAACCATTACTTAAAACAGTAAATGATAAAGACGAGGTTCAGGGCGGAAACGTTATGCTACCGATAGAGTTTATCGAGATTGCAAAATCAAAGCTAAGGGCAGAGGCATATATGATTGAAAATGAATATACTCCTGCTGCCAATTGGATAAACAATTATAATATTTTACTTGAAAATTTTAAACAGTGGTTAACTGATAAAGCGGCACAGTTTGGAATGTAGGCGGCGGAA